TTTTTTTTTTTTTTTTTTTTTTTTTTTTATCCGGGACATATGCCATCGAGAATTGAACTTGAAAGAGCATACATCCACGATACTTAAACCGTTTTGCCAAACTCAAGTGCTAGAGGTAGCTCGCTCGATCACACGTTCAAGTTGCTTTGGTGGTGTGATGTTAGCTTGGAAGCTGATACGACCGCTTTGAAAGTCAAGAGAGCCGCCGCCGTTATCGAAATAACGCAGCAAGAGCGCGCGAATGTGGGTCGCGTGCTGAGGAGCGAGGCTCACTCTGAGGTCGCCGGGTTCGGCGAAGACATAGTGCGTCTCATGACTTTGAGCGGAAGGACCGCGCCTCTGTCGGGGCGGGTGCTGAGCTGAGCTTTTGGAAGTAACATTACCTCTAGTTCTCTTTTTGCCTCTAGTCTTTGGTGACGAGGTCTTATTTGTTTTTGGTTTGCCAGCCATACTTCCTAAGGTTCACCAAACCCTTTTTGGCGGCAACCCTTCCATGTAGTATGATCCTTTTCACATCCGGCACCAGCAGGCCATTCGCTGATGTGAGTCCAGATGTGCGACGTACCACCGCGCTTTGTCCTGCGGTGATAGCCGAACGGCCAAGTGAGGTTTCGACCATACTGGAAGGGGCAGTGATGTACTGACGGCCGAGTCTGCACATTCTGCATCTAATTACAACCCAGGCAACGGTTTTGTAACTAAGATAGACTAATATAAAACTAATGGTGAGAATGGTAGCTAGCGAGTGCTCGTTAAAAGCAGTTGCGGCATAAGCAAGTGTGGCTATACAAAGCAAGCAGACGACTCCTCGCACAGAGGGTCTGAATAGCCTAAGGCAAGCTAGCAAAACTGGCGCAATGGTGAATGCAAGGGTAGTGTACCCTGGGTCGGAGCAGATGGTTGTCACCATGTCCACTCTTCGACGTGCGCCTGTCTGAGAAGGCAAGCTTCTCGGCCACCCAAGATGACTTTAGCTACTTTGACTTTTTGTGATCCTACTTTTACCCCGTCCTTGTCAGCGATCAACACGTCGTCGTGGTTGACGAACAGTCTGCCGTTTTGATCGATGATGAAGTTGGTATGGCGAGTCCACGCGTAGCGGAGCGCCATGCAGTTCAGTACTAACCTCCGTACGAACACGACAAGGAAGATGAGTGCGAGTGGGGAAAATGTGAGGAACGCTGGTGACTGGTAGTAGACGGCAGTGAGTGCCAGGCCAGCGAAGTAGAGGAAGTCTAACCCTGCTGCAGTGGTGGCAGCATAGTAGCTGAGTAGATGTGTAAACAATGGGGTGGCGAGGTATGTCTCCAAAATGACCCTTGTGTAGTTGATGTTCTGGCCAGTGTAGTGCTGCAAGAAGCAAGAGCTATGATTACACTTATTCTCATTCTTCTTAAATGTGCCATTTCCATCTAAGCAGTCCTGCTTAAACTGGGAGTAATTACAAGGGGTGAGCCAATGAGTATTGTTGCTTATATCAAGGGCACCACAGATGGAAATATTTACAACATAGGAGTCAGAGATTATGTGGTTCTTGAATGAGGACCATAAGGTTGAGTTGCTGCTGAAGCCGCCGACGTCGGTCGCGCTGGCGGTCTTGAAGGTGGAGACACAGCAAGCACAAAGCAACAAGAATGTAGACAGTGCAGAAGTAATATGCGTACCTGTCGAGGAACGCTCCGATCTCACGTAACATTTCATACTTACCTACTTAGAGATCGGAGTCTAGCCACTACAATGAGGAGCGTGATGATAGAGGCCCAACGGATTGCTCCTGGGTGTATCGCCACGACTGGGTTAAATGCTGGAGCATTAAGGTGACACAGAAAGATCGACCCACTATAGTTGGCTAGATACGCTGAATGGTTGTTTGCTGCTAGGCGGACCGCTGTCGCTAGGCAATGGGATGCGACAAGCAACTGTTCTGCATGGTCTGTCACTGAGACTGACTCACTCAAGTTGTAGGTACCTCCCAAGAAATTGGTGGCACAACCGCCTGACCATACGCGTACGTTCCCTGAGGCACTGTCAATTGGATAGATAGAAGAATGTGTCACTTTGGTGATGAAGCAAGGCAAGCACGTGTGAGCATTGGCTGGTCTCACAGTGGTGGCAGAAGCATCACTAGCTGAAGAACTAGGATGAGGAGTAGTAGTGGCAGTGGTTGGAACTCCCAGAACTCCAAGTATTCCTGCGGCAATGACGGTGTTGATGTGGGCTGTGTGGAGTTGATGACCCAGCATGATGCCTGTTGTTCGGGCTTTGAGCCGTTGAAGAGCGATGGGAACTGGTCAAGGTGTTGCCACACGTAGCGGAGGAAGACCAGATCCAAGCCTGTCGGTAGCTCCAGCTGACCTGAGGCGTTAGCATCAAAGTATCGCTCATTGGCTTGTGGGCAGATAGGTAGCCCATATTGTGAGCCCACGAGTACATTGCCAGTAAAGAGGCAGGAATGGGTGCTTGCATTGATCGTCAGCAGCAGCGACGAATTGAAAGAAGGGAGGCAAATATATGTTTGATTACTAGCACAAGACAAAACACAGAGCAGTAGTAAGAAAATACCACAGCTGGGCGTGACGCAGCGTAGTAGCTGGTCACCCATGGGTTAGTGAGAGAGGGGTGTGTCTTGTTAGTGGCAAGATAAGCAGTTATGATGGCTAGATCCTCACAATGGCGGAGTCGCTCCAGTGTTCGGGAGCGGTGCTCTAAATACTCCGCGAGGCCGGTGGTGTGCAACACATAGGTGTCATGGTTGCAGCTGATGTTGTATCCGTACCCTGCCGCAATGTCCTTCATGTGGTAGGTGAGGTGGGCTTGGTTGAGCGCCTTGGACAAAGCGAGGTGGCCAACTGCGTCGGCGACGAGATGGCCTGTGATCCCCAGGGGATGCTTAGGGTAGGGGATGATACTTTGATGACACCGGCGTGAAAGCATTTTTGAGAGGGCCTGTGGAGACAGCCCTTGGAATTGCAGCACATTTGAAAATGGACTTGATTGTGAGGGCGAGCATCTTGCCAAGAAGTAGAGCCAGAATAATAACAGCCATGTAGATGAGCAGGTCGAAGACCGAGACAATGAGCTCATGGACCGCATGTTGGAAGGCGGTCGAGATGTGAGACCACACACTACCCATAAAACGCTCTCAAGATGGCCAAGATGGCGCAGGTGATGGTAGCCCAGCGGATTGCTCCGGGGCTGATGAACCACGGCGTGGGGATGTCGTGGATGGAGAGCGTGGCTTCGCTGGAGTTAAAGCAAAGCAAAAGTGTCTCGTTGTGCCGGTCCCAGAGGTGGAACCTGGCAGAGACATTTAAGGCTCTATAGTGATAGGCAGTGATGAGACAATCTGCAAAGGAGAGCAGTGCAAAGGCATCGGCGATGCCCTCAACGTTACCCGTAATGGTCTCGGACGTTCTCAGAATTTGCCCTATCAACTGGGAGTCGTCGCACGAAGCGCCGTACTCCAGGAGTTGGGCATAAACAGGCGGCACGTAGTCAGGGCGCCTGTAGGTTTCACTGAGAATACCTTTTCTGATCTGATTCTGAGTGGACCAAGACACAAAATGGGTGGCGTTGGGTGAGGTGCAGATCATACATTGCTCATGGCTAGAACGACCAGGGAGAGGAGAAACGGTCTCAGAAGCTCCACAAAGTACAAGTCCAAAGAGGGCTGGGCCATAATAATATACTGTGCTAGTGAAGAATTTGATAACACTGGGGTGCCCGTGATGCATACCCGATAGTAAACACTTTGGTTCTGGTGGACAAGGCTGAAGTTGAAGTGCCGGGACTCGTTCCGGTCAAGACCGAAAGTCTCGGGAAATACCTGTACCACCGCAGTCAAGAGCGCGACGACGTGATCGTGCGACTCCTGCAAGGCCAATCTGATAGGGTAATGCATTGACTCCAGACGGGCGTTTTCAGAAACCTTTGGGTATGTCCAATAGCCTTTGGTGGAGCGCAGGATTGCGCAACCCATCTTGTTGTCCACGCTAGCGCGTCCACGGGGGATGAACACGTGCGTTGTGGGTGTGTTGGTAGCATTGACATTCTCCGGCTTGCAGACCAGGGCGGTCAGGTTGAGATCAATAGAGACATTCCCTACCGGAAGAAGAAAGCAAAAAGACGAGGGTGCCTGATTGCTAAGACTACTGTTAGAGTCAAGGGAGCAACAAGGGTAGCAAAGGCTGAAGCAGAGTAGAGCTGTACATAGAACCCAGTGTGAAACCATGGTATGGTGTGAGGCTTGATGGGAATGTTAAAAAGTATTTCACCCTCCGTGACGTTGAACGTCTCATGTGCCTGGAGGTGGATTGAGTGAGCCAGGAGCTGAGCTGCTCGGACACAGATGGAATGTTCCTTCAAGGCGTACGCCTGGAGCATCGTGACCATGTCGGGAAGTTCATTGAGGAGTGAGCCTTGGTGGGGCTTGAGTGATCTCTTATCACACTTGAAATCGGTATGGTAGGAGTGAATCCAACCATCCTGCCCAAGGTCAACAGGCTGTGCAGAGTAAACTCGATGCACCCAGGCGTTGTAGGCCTGTTGAAATTTATTGGCTTGGACAATCCCCCAGGGATGTTTCGACCAGGGGGCGATCTTGTGTTCACAGTGCGATAGCAGTTCCCGAAAGAAGTAGTTGAGGTCAGAGTGCTCAAAACGCCTGAAGGTGGGTGTCAGATGGAAGAAGCTGAAAGAAAGCACAGACGGGCAGAACAGTATGCTTAGCAAGACTGGGAGGAACATCCCAGGTCTGGGTTAGCCTGAATCAGTTTGCAGCACCGGTTGAGGAACTCACCCAAGTAGGTGAGGCGGCAGTCGCAGACGTGCTCGCCAAAAGTGTCTACCACGGCGACTTTGCACCCACAGCTCGGGGGTGAAAAGTGAAAGTTCTTGGCGCGCGTGTGTAGCTTGAAGCGAGGGACGTTAGCAAGTACCACCTGCACGTGCTCGGGGAGCGCTCGCTCAGACCGGTATGGTGTACCAAGCTGCTTGTAGAAATACACATTAGTAACTGACTTGCCTAGCAGGGTTTCAACAGCATACGACTGTGAGTTGATGAGAAGCCAATTGTCAGAGACGTCGTAGGGGCTGGAGGTGCTAACCAGAAATTTAGAGTTGCTGTCCCACGGGGTCACTCCAAGGTCAGTTGCGATCTCAGCATCGCTTGTGAATTGCCGATTGGCCACGGCAGGAGTGAGGCTCTTTTCAAGGTAGAATGTGCCCGTTCCAGAGAGGAAGCCATGCCGGGTGGCGGCTTCAACGAGGGCCAATGGATTGTTACTCTCCTGGAAGTACATGGTTTGGTCTCTCCAGACCATTAGGCGGCACTCCTTGTTGTCAATTCTTACCTTGTAGACCTTGGACTGAGTGGGTGGGCTGTCAAATTCTCTGAGGTATGGAAGATAAACGTCAGTGAGGGTGCAGCAGGCCTTGTGAGCTTTACCCGGGGCACTAACGCCGACCTTGACCACACTGTCAGAGGGGATAACCTTTGGTAGGTACCTGGACGTGATGTGATGGCATCCGCCAACAGTTGTTCCTTTGGTGTCGCCTATGAAGGCGTGAGGGTGCGCAATTGCGAAATCGCGCTCCTCTTCATCCAGGTAGCTTCTGATGTCCAAATCTATGCGGCCAGTGCTAAACAAACTCGATTCAATCGGAACGGCCTTTCCACCTAGAAACTGCGTCATCCAGTACGAGACCACACGCGGGACTCCCAAGAAGAGGGACTTTCCCACATAATAGCCTGCGCACGTGGCTCGCTGTGATAGAGGTGACAGCTGGGTAGCTGAAACCACTAGGCGGTCAGGCCAATCCGGATTGTTCTTGTTCGTCACGACCGGCCAGTGCACTGCTAGTTCCTCCGGAATGGGCAAGAATTGGGGAATGTCTGGAGAATAGTAGAAGCCAAGGTTATGAGCAACTCGGGGCAGAGGACTGAGAGAGCCTGATTCTAAATAGTCTAGCTTGAGGGGTGTTGCCTCGAGCATTTCCTTGTCAGCTGGTGTCCGCGGCCTGGCGGTACAGAGGAGGCCGGGAAAATCTTTGGGGTCTGCCAATGTTTTGTCATTTAGCCGCACCACGACACGGTCGCCTAAGACGTATGCGTGGGGCTTTTCACCTAAGCTGAAAGGCTTGAGATCAAGAAATGAAGCCAATTGCCCATGAGGGTCGTAGATGTACAGCCTGTCAGTGGCGCGCGTGCATGCCACTAGTGCTCTGGAGGCTGAGATGCTGTTGGGGGACGGCAGGTAGACTGTCACCACGCTGCGCGTCATGCCTTGTGCGGAGTCTATCGTGATAGCTCCGGCCACCCTGTCCCTGTGGTAGGGTGTCAACACTAGACCTCTGGGCTGGAATTTTGTTTGGAAGATGATCTCAGTTGGGGAGTCCTTGGCCGATTTGAGCGGATGGGTGTAGTACCGCTGGATGGACTCTACCAAGTTGGGGCCAAATCTGTAAATGGTGTTCAGCTGCTTTTGTCTCATCATCTTGAAGACGAAGAGGACCTTATCAAAGCCGACCGGTGGAAGTTGTGCTGGATCCCCAATCGCTGTGATGGGGGTGCGTGTTAGGACCTTGAGAAGGTCGAGGGGGTTTGCATAACACGCCTCATCCACAAAATGTTGCTTGCCTGGCAAGTATCCAAGTGACAGAAGCTGCAGACGCGGGCCGTGGGAGGCTGGCGTGCCGTATTCGGCTTGGTCCTGGTCCTTGGGGACTGTGAACCTTGCAGCGGGGAGTGACTTGCTGTAGGCGATGAGCGACATGTGAGTGGGACAGTAGACGACGCAGTCGTCATCCAGCATTTTGGTGATGGTCGTGGTCTTACCAGAACCGGGTGGGCCGACGATGAAAGTGGAGAGAGCAGCGTTCTTCAAGGCTTTGGGCAGAACAATCCCTGAGCAGGTGTTTGGAAGCTTTTTCATGCAGTACTCTCCATCTGGCAGATTGAGAGCGCAGCCTTTGGGGTCGCGCTTGAGAGTGTACTGGTGCTTGTGGAAGAGGTATCTGCCAGGATCGGCTTGGGTGTAGCCGTTGACCACGGTGACGTTCACGAACGTCACGTTGCTGAAGGGATGATCTGCTAGAAGCTTGGAAAATGCATCTTGTGCGGGCACCACATCAATTGAACACTGTTGGCAGGACTTGGAGCCTACAGGGTGTTTGCAGAAAGGTGATTTGACCACGCACTCCGGGTGGGAGTGGCGATGAGCACAGAACATGCAAAGCATGAGTCCACAGGCAGAAGTTGTAACAGCAGTGGAGAGACACATGGAACACTCGACGGACGCCTCCGGAGTGTACCCCGCGACACGCGAAAAGAAGTCCCGGTAGTGTTGCGGTCCGGGCATGGTGTAACCATCCTTGCGTGCGCAATCAGCGAGTCCGATCACAAGATCAGTGAACCAGTCAGGGTCAAAGACTGACAACGCCGAAGCGTCGTTGAGAATAGCCACGGCATTCTCGTAGTAAGTCTGTGCATCCTTGGCGTTGAGGTGGTAGGCCAAGGCGGCAAGCACGCGATCCCTCTGCGGTGCGAGCCACTTACCATGCACGAAATTACAGCCTAAGAACCCAGGGTTGGTCGTGATCACTGTTTTGGAGGGGTCGGTCTTGAAACCGAGAGCTAGATCCAGGTGCAGATTCCAGTACTTGAAGTTGGGCAGGTCGGCGGCTTCTTGGAGCAGCACGAGGTCGTCGCTGTAGACGACAAAGCCCTGGATAGCAATGAGATCCTCCATGGTGAGTGAGCCAGACATGTACTTGAGGGTCAGGGGGTGACCTTCACGGAACGCTGAAAGAACCATGTGTTGGGTGTAGAGGCAGAGAGAATAGATGGTGTTAGCAACTGAGGTGACTGGATCCCCTGAACTGAGACCACCGCGCTTGGTCACGGCGGTGGATTGTGATACCAGCAGGTCATGGCAGCAGTTTACAACATACAGTGGGAGCATGTGTTTACAACAGCCTAACTCGAAGAGCAGGTTCGTGGTGAACCACCGGATGATGGCAGGGGTAGATCGATCGCACGAAGCGAGATCTGTCTCCATGCAGGTGCCCGTGACCGAGACCTCCATGGGATTGAACTTCGACTTGCCGAGGCAAATCGGAGAGCCCTTTCCAGCAAGCTGGAACCCCTTTGTAACTCCAGAGAGCGCTGCTCTGAGTGCAAGGCTGATGAGCGCATTGGTACCCAGGATGGTGCGGGTCTTGCGCTTGGAACAATACTGCTTCTTCAACGTGACGGGGGTCACGGATTGCCATACTTCCTTGGCAGCTCTTTCGCAGAGCTGGTTGACCTCTGGTAGGGCTTGAAGCATCTTGGTGGAGAATGATAGACCATTGATACCGGCGTGGGAGTCATTTGATGGCACCGTCGCAGGTGTGTACAGCGCGGGCCGATAGCCAATTGTTTTGACCAGGTAGTTGCGGACTACGTGGAGAACGCCGGGAAGTATGAACCCCTGGGTGGAGAGGTTGAACTTCTCGAGGTCGCTGAGGAGCGCCTCTTCAGTACCATGCTTGGTGTAGAAGGTTGGGCAGTCGGGTCTACCATCAAGATAGTCAAGCACCGTCTCCGGAATGGTCGGGACGTAAATTTCAGAACCCGGGGGCAATGTTGTTGCGATGACCTTGTCGCCTGAGACGACTTTTGCGCCGGCCGGGGTGACTGCCGTTGTAAGAAGCCATGGGTCAGAACTGTCGGCAATGGTGGTCGTGCGGAAGTTGCCAAAGCGGGTGTTCAGCAACTTGGAACCCTCGCGATAAGGATCGCCTCGGACTGGGTGGAGGTCATATGGAAGACCTAGGGACGGAGCGTCACCGCGTCTCACTGCGCAGGCTGCAATGATCTCGCGGGAAAGGGCTACGACGTCCTTGGCATGCGGGGCTTCGAAGTCCCACAAGTACCCATCAATCCCAGTGTCGCCAGGCCCGTGGATGGCCGGCTGATACTCGGCGTCAAATCCTTTCGTGATCACGTCCAGGAGGCTGGCCGGGTGGCGGCGTGCGATGAGGTAGCCGTCACTGAGGGTCGCCACGACGGGTTGTGGCGTGATGCTGAGCCTGGTGGTTCTTTCGAGCTCAGCGTCCTGCACGAATTTGAAATCAATGCCGTTGAACGCACGGGTGCGCTCATGGTGTTCCACAATCTTTGCGCCGTCCAGTGAAACAGCTAAACCGCTACGATCAGCACTGGTACATCCCGCAGCGGTTAGCAGTTTAAAGCCGTGCTACCAGTCAAGCCCTGCAGCTTGGTGATGAGCGTCTGGAGGCGTTGCAGATCTGACTCAGAGAGGGTGGTGTCAAGATTGAGGGCAGCAGCCGCTGACTTGATGTCGAACTGTTGGCGAGCCTGAATTTCGGAGTCTGTGGCGGACTCGTTGACGAAGCTGTACCAGGTGTCCCCGGTGGCTTTGTCCCACATTTTGTCAAATGTGTGCCCGTTGATGGTCACCTGGCCAACCTTTTCAGATCGGCGAAGCTTGCGCTCCTCGTCCTCGGAGGCGCGGTTGAAGCGGGCATCATTTTCAGGCTTGAAGTCCGGACTGTCAGCCAGGGGCTTGCCGTTGACCAATTGGTAGGTCTTGCCAGAACTTGAGCGGGCGACTGAGATCAGCCCACATTCCACTGTAGCTTGGACCTTGCAAAGGGTGCAGACAGTGCCAGCGACCTTGTGAGATCGCACAGGCGTCACGATGTACTCCTTGTTTCCTGCATAGGCTGTGATGAGTTCCTGGTTGGTACAGCCGAGGAGAACAACGGGGTCGCCTGGGGCAAGAAGGGTGTCAGTGCCTGCCAGGAACTTATCCAAGCTAGCCAGAGCCTTGTTGGCATTGGCATTGGCGTGTACAGTGGCCAGCGCACTCCTGAGGCGCTTTGCGTTCTGGGAGAGGATGTAATCCTTCAGGGCAGCTTGGGTGTTTACAGCTGCCACAACCGCCTTGGCGTCAACCAGGCTGTCAAGGAACCGGAGGTCCTCTTCACTCAAATTGCAGGCCAGAGATGCAGAGAGGCTTTCTGATACCAAACCGGTGCTTACGCCAGTCCGGATGCCCTCGTGCACATAGCGAGCAAAGAAAGCGGGGTCAAACGTTCCGGAACCTGAGATGAGGTTGGAGAGGGTGGGGTACCCAAAGAGCTCAAGGAGGATGCAGGTTAGAACAACACAGACACCAATAGCAAAGACGATCATGGGATCGTGGTTGACTCCAGAAACATAGAAAGAGCAGGTGCGTAGGGCGAGCTGAAGATTTCCCAGGATGAGGTAGTCATTGAGTACAGCGACGGCAGCGAAGCCGGTGTGAATCAGCAGAGCAGTCAGGTTGCGATTGAGTGCAGCAGTGAGCAACCGAATGAGCAGAATGCGAGAAGCGAGAGGTGTGAATGCGGCTAGGCAGAATAGGGCCAAGTTGTAGACGCCTCGCATGACGCATCTGGGCAACATCTCATTGAGGAGGAAGAAGAGAACAGCAAAGGGGATCATGGTGGGATCCACAAAGTACTTCCACATGACTGCAGCAACTACCAGGAGCTGAATAGTTCCTAGCGCACCTTCCAACAGGACTGATTGGGACAGCAGTCGCGCCAGCGTGGCGGGGATCTTCTGGGCGTCCGCGACCACATTCTTGGGCAATCGGCTGGGAACATCCACGAGGTCTCCATCGTAATGGGGGGCCGCAACTGAGAGTTGGATCCCGCCAGACACGAGAGTTCCGTCGGGGCGTGTGTACGCGCCGCAGCCGTTAGAGTCCGAGCCTGTGTGCACGCCGATAAGCTGTCCGTCCGGGGTGACAATGGGAGAGCCAGAGTCCCCGGGCCCGGAAAACACAACACAGCCGTGAGGTGTAACAAATCCTGTTTCAACACCGTTGTTGCAATACCAGTAAGCACGCCCCATGTAGGTGGGTGGGGCAATCTTGAAGGCAGGGAATGACCCTGGGAGGTCAATCTCAGCATGGGCAAAGTCTCCAATGGTCTGGAAGGTGACAGATCGCTCCTCACCTCCGGTCTTGACGATCGCGGGTTGTTGTCCGCAGACGTGGGTGGCTGTGACCACGACCGTCTTCCCCTTGTCGGAGAACAGACCACCTGAGCCGCATGCTACTCCGAAGACTGAGACGGAGGAGTCCGCTGGTTTCGAGTGGCGGAGGAGGCCTTCAAGTACAATGCCGGTGTTGTCGGCAAGGAAATAAGTGGGCTTACCAGTAAGTGCAGCCTTTCTCACCGCGCCTAAGAAGGTGTTGGCGGGTGCATTAGCTATGGCCACGGCGTCTCTGCTGGAGCGAGAGAGCCGGTGGATGTCGAAGGGGGTGACAAGTCCGACCGTGCCAGTGAAGGCACCGACGATCCATGCGCAGGCCATTCCGATCGCGCTAATGCAGGCGGCAGCGGGAGAGATCAACACAGTGGATGCAAGATAGAAACCTATGACCTTGGTCGAGAGACGGGGCAGAGCAAGGAAGAAAAGAATTACTCTGATGGCATCAACCAATGGTGTGGACGGCATCGCAGCAGCTATGAGCACCGCAATGGCCTCAACGACCGTAGGCACATACTGCCAGAGCAAGAAGCAGATCAGCAGTAGGATGGCAATGTAAGGAGCTACAGCAGGAGCTAGAGACAGCAAGTCAGGTGTGTTCCTGGAGATGCCTAGTGGGGAAGCACAGTAACCGCCGCGGCAGACGCCTTGTGAGGCGACCACGGGGACTCCGAAGGAGGACATGCAGAAGGGGTCTCTAGTGCTAATGCCACATGTAGTAGGAAGCTGTAGGTAAGAGCCAAGCATGACACACACAACGATGTAAGCAGCAGCGGCAACAGTGCGCACTGCGACACCACCTCCCATAATGCGCGCGGCTTTGAGGCGCAGGACCGTGAAGTAATCAGGTCGGGGCACACCCATCTCCTGGAAGAAGTCGCCGGTGCCGATGATCAGGTGGGAGAGGTCGCATCCAAGTTCAGAGAGCAGAGAGTATGTGTCAGAGTCCACACAAGTAATGACCTTGTTCTTGATGTCGAAGGGGAACAGGGGGTTCCGGCATGGAAGAGCATCTACCTTTTTAACCTTGTTGTTGTTGAGCGGCGCGATGGTCCCACGCGAGGCCAACACATGGAGGGCCTTAACCGCTTCGGTAGGGCAGGTAGGAACAGAGCAGGACGTCTTGTGGGTGACCTTCTTTACGTCGACTTTGCCAACCGCTATATTGGCGGAAGTTCCAGTGGGACATACACAGCCGTCGTAGCATCCTGCGTACCCAGTCGCCATGCGAATGACATCAACTTGCGGAGAGGAGAAAGTATTTGCAATGTCCAGCAGAAAAGCCCTCGTAACACGAGAACTAGGTATGGTAAGCAACGGTACCTCTTCCGGAGCTGTGCGAATGCACCGGCCCCAGCACCGTAGACATATTCTGCGAACAAACAGTAGAGCAAGGATGAATACAAGGTCGAGAAGAAGGAGAAAATAGTGTAGCACAAACAGGGCCGAAGTAATAGGATATAGGCCGCGGAAGAAAGCCAGGAAGACTGTGAGAAGACCCGGAGTGATGAAAGTGCGGAAGCTAGCAGATAAGCGACCGCGGACGCTATCGAGATACTCGTGACAGCGATCGTCCGGGTGTTCGCATAGAGAGGATGACTCATCAGCAAACAGTCTAAGTACAAAGCACACAACCAGAATACCAAACAAGGCCCGAGCGTGGCGGCTGGACCATATACATCCAAGTGCAGCAGCTCCGAATAGGAAACAGAACCATGAACCAAAGCTGAGGCAGACCAAAGCCAGAGCAAAAAGAGAGTAGGCACAGACCAACCGAGAAAGAGGGTAGCGGTTCTGGCGAGGGGCCAAAAGGGCGAGGAGCTGGGGGTAAAGGTGAAAAACACGCCCAGCAGGATCAGCGATCACATTGTGAAGGCGAGCGAGGTAATTGTTTCCACGCTCACGCCAAGTCAGCTTGCGCTTCGGTGGCGGACCCGTGCCGGGGGCTGCATTATTATTGGTATTCTCAGCTGCAAGGGGCGCAGCGGCGTTGCTTGCGGTTGCAGGGGTCTGAGGGGGTTGTGTCTCAACGCTGGGGGCAGCGTCGGGTACTTTTACTTCAGCAACACTGGGAGCAGTGTCTTTGTGCTGGGTGGTCGGGATGGCATTTTGGGCCATGTCCTTCTCATCCTTGACAGGGAGAGTGGTAACATATGAAGCCGGTACCTTAGCAGGGGTGGCGGCAGCTGAATCAACAATTCTGAGCAGCTCGCTGTCAGAAATGGACGCAGCAACTCCACGCCACTTCCCGCCAGATAGCGCGACTAGCACACGACCAAACTCCTCCCCGGATTGGAACCTGCCAAGGAGTGAGTATAGTCCAACGGCAACAGACTTGGGCTGTTTAACAGTCACGCCACCGACTGGGCCAACCGCAGAAATGCAGAAACCACGCTGACACGCGCTGGCACGGAAGAGCTCTCTGTCTGGGTAGAAGCGGACGATCCAGTGGGAGTCCACGAGAGCAATCACATACCGGGCATGGTCGCATGGCGCAATCGCAGCTGGTGTACCAGTGGCAACGATCATGTCGCCCAGGCTATCGCTGTCGAGCCATTGCTCATAGGCCCAATCGACCACAGGCTGTTGTGTAGGCCACACCCCGTTAGCAATGTGGTGTTGGATGGCGGCCAAACAATGCACTCCGCATGCGCCGTCCGGCGGCGGAATGAATGTGGATGCTGGGAGCTGCGCCTTACCATGTGAGATGGTGGGGACGCCTCGTTCTTTGGTGGTCCTCACGAGGGCGTCGCGCACAGATGTCTGTGGCACAGGGGCGCTGGCAGCATCAGATGGCGCACCGAAGCTAACAGTGACCTTCTTCTTGGAAGCACGCGGCGGAGCCTTCGGCGGGCTCGCTGCGGTTGGTGGAGCAGGGCTTCCAAGATTCTCGGCTTGTTTCTCTTGCTCGTCAACGGCCTTTCCCCAATCGCCGGACAGAGCGGAGGCGTCAGCGGTTTGTTTGAGTCCACCGCCGCGCTTGCGTTTCCCATAACGCGTGCCGAAGCCGAGTGAAAATGATGGAGCGGTGCGGTTAAGTGGCCTAACCGTCACTCGCCCCATGAAAATCATCCCAGTGTCTGCGAGAGGGACAGGTGAGATATGGCGCACCATCACGTCGTGACGGTGGCGATAGATGAAATACTCACCGTGGTCGCAAGCCTCAACCTGAAGATGGTGCTGGAGCAGGCGATATGACAAGTAGGAGCCGGAAACACCATTTCCGTCAACCTGACAAGCCATGATCGCGCGAGCAGCTTCATCTGCCCGAGATTGGGGAGGCAAGAGCTGGAGCCAACAAAAGCCAGGAACCGTGGCATCGATGTAGGAGATGCGGGGGCTTTCGTAGCGAAGAGATGAGCCGGCCGACCCACCATACCAGACGCGACCAGACAGTTTGCAGAGAGGGAGAGGGGAATATTGGTTGTAGGGGATTACCGAGAATCGTGCGGTGACACAGCATTCTTCGGGTAAGGGCTCAGAGGCATGCTGAATGTGCCCCAGCCAGGATCCCTTGTGGAAGGTGTAAGCCACGAAGGGTCCGGCGGAGTCATAAACCAGTTTGCAGCCTGCAATCTGGAGGCGGCGAGAGATGTACTTGCCTTGCACGCCGATGCCAAGCTGATATCCAAAAGTGCACGCCACTTTCAGCTCGTTTTCGGGGTCAGGAAAGATCTGCGTCCAGCAGGTTCCATGATCAAAAGAGAGGCAATAGGGATCAACAGTCTCAACCCGTAGGGAGCCACGCTTTGTCCCAAGCCACTTCTTGTTGGCCACGAATCCAGCCGGGAAAGACCTAACCACGGCCTCAGCGAATTCAAGCTTGTCAAGTGGGCACATCTGAGTACCAGGAGTGACACCTTGAACCCATGACACGTGAGTGCTGGTCTCGGTGATTGTGTTGGTCCCGTATTGGTAGACCTCACCGCACGGCGGAGTTTCAAAAGGAAATTCGCGCAGGACGCGTCCTAATCCGCGGTAATCAAGGGGCTTAATCATGGCGTGTGTTGCGCCTTCAAAGAAATCACGTGATGCGTGGAGCGGGCTTATGTAGGCCTTCGCCCCCCACACCGGTCCAGTGCAAGATACAAATCCAAAGAGTTCCGAACCGGGAAGCCGATTGAAGTTCTCTCTCGAGATGCCACCTTGCCTGGCCACAGCCATAATAGAGACAGCCGTCTCCAATGGCTTATTTGTCATCCCACACTCAGTCATCAGCACAGCAAGAACCTCAAGGGAGCAAGAGCCCACGCTTAGATTCTCGTACACCGACGCCCTGGTAGGGTCCACATATTGAGACAGCGGTCCGAACTTAGCTCGGATTCCAGCAGGAGTTGGTGCAGGAGACCTGACAAGGCCGCAGTTAATACAGCAGACTTTGCCAGAAACCACCAGGACCAGGTTGGTTCGTGGACACTCGCACTTCATGGTTAAGGGCAGGTGAAAGTATCGACACGAGGCCTGCTACAACTGGAGGCAAGGACTTCACCAGAAGCGGGGGTTACGCCACAGTGAAGGCGCGTTCTGGATCTCTGGGCCAGAAACGCTAACAGGAATAGTCTTACTCAACAAGCATGTCCGGGTTCCCAGTCAGAGGCAAGAGAGCAGGGGCTACCTGCAATACAAAGATGCACAGG